TTTTTAGTATATTTCTTTTTATATTTTTTTATATTTTTCTTTGTAACTGAAGAAACGGCAGCTTTAGTCATTGCATTTTTTAAATAACGACCAAGCGCAGCAGTACCAACAGCAGCAGCAACGCCTGCATTGGCACCAAGAGCATAATTAGCATACCTTTTCATTATATGATAGTAGAAATATAATTTTGAAATTTAATTAATTAATTAAATATTTATTTATTTTTTAGATAACTTTTTTAAAGTGTATATATTTCAATATGTCAAGTCCGGTCTTTACCTTTGACTTTACTTTGGCAGCCTCCCACGAGTATTCAAGAGAACTCGTTGAGGAGATGTTAAAGATTTTTTGCAAAAAATATACCTTCCAACTAGAAGAAGGTAAGACCACAGAGTACCTACACTACCAAGGTAGATTTTCTCTAAAAGAGAAAAAAAGAAAAGCTCAACTACTGAATGAAATTAAAGAAAGTAAATTTCATCAATTAGAAAATATACATTTGAGTCCAACTTCAAAACAAAACCAAGGTAATTTTTTCTATGTAACTAAAGAAGATACAAGAGTAGCTGGACCATGGGCTGACACCGACGAAGAAGTATATATCCCTCGACAAATAAGAGGAATTACTCTCCGAACTTGGCAACAACAAATAGTTGATGATGCTAATGTATGGAATACAAGAAATATAAATTGGGTTTTTGATACCGAAGGTAACAGAGGTAAAAGTATTTTAAAAACCCATATTGGTGTAAATAAAATAGGTAGAACTATACCTTACTCCAATGACTATAGAGATATCATGAGAATGGTTATGGCCACAAAACCATCTAAATTGTATCTTATAGATTTACCTAGAGCAGTAAATAAAGATCATCTTTACCAGTTTATGGCTGGTATAGGATCCATTAAAGATGGATATGCTTACGATGATCGATACAATTTCAAAGAAATGTATTTTGATTGCCCAAATATATGGATATTCGCCAATACTTTACCAGATAGAACATTACTATCTAAAGATAGATGGGTTATCTGGGAATTTGAGAATGAATTGTTAGTAAAGAAAGAATTTTAGGCAAAGCTGCGCTTCTGTAACACCACTAAAATTCTTATATTCTTTATTTTTAAATAACCTGAACAACCTGAACATTCAAATAATCATCCTTCGGATGAGAGGAAGGGGCTATCGCGCCCCTTTCCCAAAAAAAAGTAAAACTTTTTTTTTTCCCTATCTGGCTCGGAGGGGGACGTGCGTTCCCCCTTTTACTAGGGAACCTTCCCGAGTGAAAAAAAAGATGTGCATTATTTTTATTGCATTTACTTAAGAAACACTATATCCTAAATTATCTGCTACAGGTTTAGATGATATTAAACCACCATTTGTAAATGTATCTGAACCGTCATTAACGACGATATATTTTAAATCTATACCTGCATCATAAATTACTGTAAATTTAGTACGAATTTCTATATCAACACCTGCAGCTAACTGACCCTGCTCATCTACAGATGAATCATGACCAATAACACCCTCTACTCTAATCACCCAAGAATAACACTTGAACCTTTTTTGATATGTTAAACCATGTGAATCAAAGGTTGCCGGTGAATACATTATATCCTTTTCAACATTCACCATTGACATAGATGAACCTGGTTGAATAACCATACGAGAACGCCTATGTATTCTCCATAAGTCATTAAACTCGTCAGAATCTGTGATATTTAAGAGTGGAGAGGAACTAGAAGGATTACCAACATCAGCAAGACCATTCTGGTAAGCTGTAACTGGGTTAATGCTAGTATCCTCCTTTGGATAACAACAATAAATTGTGCAAACTACAGGAACCTGATAATTGTTACGTGCAGTTAAAGTTGCATATACAGTTTTGAAAAGATACTCCCTATAGTAAGTACCTGATGCTCCTGAACCTTGAGTTAATGTACCAGGAACAGATGGATTAAAAAATCTTAACTCAGCCAAAACAGTTTCGTAGTCACTCATCTGTACAACGGCAGCTTGAGAAACAGACATTTGATTTACCGAAGACAAAGCTCGCGTAGTAGCCCTCTTACAATATATCAAAGTACCTTGATTTGAATTAACCTTTTTTGTTAAAGTTTTTAACCTTTTATCTACTTGTTTTACTTTAGCACTAGTTACCCTAGCGGTTGGTTTCCCACAACGTGGTTTTTTAGTATATTTCTTTTTATATTTTTTTATATTTTTCTTTGTAACTGAAGAAA